TCAATCCACTGTTCCTTTTAGTTTAAGTCTATAATATAAATTTATAAAAGCCTCTGCCATAAGATCGTAATTAGGCTCATTTTTGAAACTTAAAATGCAATTTGGACTGCTTTCTCTTTCAAGTTCATATCTTACTCCAGGAACATATTTCAATAAGCACCACCACCCCTTTTCAAAAGGGTATGTGATTCGAAACTTGTCTTATTACCATGCTGTTTTATAAGCTCATCACAGAGCTTGTTTAAGTAATATGTATAATTGACTTTCTTCTTCATCCATCTGACTTCAGTTCCAATCTCTTCACAGATGTTGATCGGAATACTTGATTTATTAACTTTATTCTCGTATGTATGTTCTAACTGATTTTCAGCTATATGTTTATATGTAAGGAATTCATCAATGTGTACGAAATACACTTTATTTTCTGGTTCCCTGAATTGAAACAAAAAACCAGGGATTATGTATGGGTATTTGGCTGCTTCAGTAAGATATTTGATTTGCTGAGGCTTTATAATTTTCTCGCTGAACGAGAATGACTTATTCTTTGTCGACTTCATCTCAACAGGGAACAAGTACCCTTTATAATGAATGAAACAATCGTATTTATTTTTGGATACTGCAGTCCCTCTCTTTAAAAACATTGGATTAACATCTTTAATTCTGTAAAAGAATATACTCTGATCTTTTGCTGATTTTTCAACATTCGCTTCAAATACTTTCCCTTCATTGGTTGCTGCCAATTAATCACTCTCCGATTAAGTTCTTTTAATTCGTCTTTTTGTTTAGTCCATTCTTTTTCATGGCCAACCTACATTGATACATTAGCTCCTCATTGTCATTTGCAAGGTTAATTAGGTTTCTGTTGGCTCTTGGATAATCATTGTCCGCTATAGCTTCTTTCACGGTATCTAGTTTTCTCTGAATCTTGCTTAAAAGCGATTCAAGTTGATTGCTTTCCTCCAAGTGAAACCTCCTTTAGTTCATTTCGGACTCTCATTAGAATTTTTCCAAGCTTGTTTTCTCCAATCCCGTTACAAACTCCCCAATCTCTGTCTCCCCAAGTGTTTCCTTCAATTAAAATTGATTCCCCAGTTTGTAAAAGCCGATTCTTGAGTTGATCATTTTGTTCAAATTTAGCTTTCACGATCTCATACATAAACGTTTCTTTGACTTCTTCCCAATCCGGCCTCAGTTTAACTCTACGCCCTTTCCTTTTTGCTAGATTAGGAGGCAAATCTGAAAACTCCAAGTGAATTGATTTGTCTGTCACTTTCATTGCTTGAAAAGCTGCTTCATTATTTTGATATGTGATTCCTTGGTACATTACTGGTGCTGAATAGAAATTGCTTAAGAAATAATACTTACCTTTAAAATCATCAATTACATCCATCACTTATACTCCTTTTAATTATCTTTTGAAAGACCGATTTTATTTCTTCTTAAAATACTCTTCATAATCCTCTGTTGCAGCCGCAATATTGTTAATTTTCAAATCATTACCCCACTCAAATTCTTCGGATTCTTTAACATCTGAAACATGAACAAGTGACCACCTGAATGTTGGCGATTCTTCAATTTTTTCTTTAAGATCATCAACACTGTAAAATTCATTAGACATATCTGTAATATAAAATTCTGCTTTATAAACTTTCGCCATTTTATTCACCTCGAAATAAATTATTCTTTACCACACACTAATGTCTGTGATGTCTTTTTGGGTTTTACATTTTGAGCAAATCACCTCTACTCTTGTACCAATACTTGCACCTGTTAAAAGAAAAGATGTGTTACCTTTACATTTTTTCCAATGTTCTTCCCTAAAAGCATCCGCTTCCTCCCTTTCTTTTTCAGATAATGTATGAAGGCTGTTAATTCTAAGATTCTCGTTTTCTTTTAACAATTTAGAGATTTCTTCATCTTTTTTGAAGTTCCTCAGCTTTTCTGCAAATGAATCTCTTTCACCAATCAAATTGTCGATGAAAGTACTTAACTCATCCATCAACTTATTCTTCTCCTTATTTTCTATCCATTTGAGAATCATTCCACCACTCCCGTCTTATTTTGAATTAAGCAGATTATCGATCATTCTCCTTATTAATCTCATTGAAATAGCCCTCCCCAAATCACGCCTGCAGCTATAGCAGCTATAAAGACAGAAACAAATTTCATTATTATGAAGAACTTGATATGCTTTGTTTCATCTTCAGTTAAGTTCAAATCTGATAAGGCGAATAAACCAAACATAATCAACAATATCCAAGCTGTAACGGTCAATACTTTTCCACCTTTCTAAATGAAATCAACATTTTATATAGTGTGATGAAAATAAATCGATTCATTTTTATATACAAATCCAATATCACCATCATCTTCATGAAGCATATCGCAAGTCAATTTATTCCCATCTTCCTCGTTTACTTCGACCGTCATGTTTTCAAAATTTTGCTTACCAACTTGGACTGACACAGTACCATATCGTGTATGATATTTAAACATCCCCATTCCACCTCTTCTTAAAAAAATTAGAATTTCATTCAATCAAATTTAAATCTCAAAAGTTTTGATTTCAAACGTTTTATAGGTATCCGCTTCCTCACTTACACTAGGATACTTATCATAGTCATATGGGTAGCCTATACAGTTCATATGAAAGCTTGTTCCCTCTTTGGCAAACTCAGTTTGTAAATGTTCATGCCCACAAATCCAATGTTTAGCGTTAATGAATGGTACATCGACCATATAACAGCTGTTAGGCTCAAAAGGAGAATAAGGATTGTGAACAGGTGGGACGTGAGAAACAAATACATCGACATGAGTGTTTTCGAGCGTTTCATACCAATCCATTGAATCTTTCCACATTGCTCTTACCCCATCTTCTTTACTGTAACCATTAATGCTAATGTAATTTGAGTCATTAGAGACTCCTTTGAAGAAATCCCATCCTTCAATTCCTTTTGGCAAATACCACATAGCATCTCCTGCAAAGACTTTTCCTTTGTATGTATCCGTTGATTTGATTAAAGGTGTCACATTTTTTATGTCAACAGCCTTTTTAGTTAGATCATTCAACCTTCCTAATGAATCTAAGTACTTTCTTTTTTGGTTTTTGCTGATTAAGTAAAGATCATGATTTCCATATGTGAAGTAAACCTTCTCGTACTGTTTTGCTACTTCATCTAAAACCCAAATGGCTTGTTGATTCCATTCAGTAAAATCACCAGCAATGACCAATACCTCCCCATTACCGTTTGAGATCAACCTATTTACGATTTCCCTTGTTCGCTTCTCCCACTTGATCTGATTTACATTCCAAGGAATCCAATGATTGATATGGAGATCTGATACATAATCAATTTTCATTTGCCCCCTACCTTTCTTAATGAAAAAATTTATTTCTTTGGCGTGTATAAATTAAAATAATCTCTCCATAATATGATTCAAACAAGCTTAGAACAGCCTTCATGCACCCCTTGTCAATTAGTCTCTAATTATCTAAAAGAAAAAGGGATTGAATTGTTTTACGGTGCCGGAGATCTTGAATATATGCACGAACTTTTTCGCGATTACGTTGTCTACTGCGAGATGTACGGAAGAGATGACTGTACTTTTAGGGTTACCACAAAAGAGAAAGCGAGAGAGTCATATTCTTCAACCACTCTTCTATATATTCCATCAATCTTTAAAACTCCTGTCTTTCGAAACTCGGGGTTTAGAAAGAGGTTTTATTTGTGGATTGGCTTGATCTGATAAGGATTAGCGGTAATGAATATAAATATGCTAGGAATGAATTAAGGCTTGTCTGTGAGGCTGTGAGTGTGGTTAAAATGGAAATAAAAAAGACTCAGTTATAGTTTTTTGTAGCAATAAATGCGTTGGTATTTTCAATAAACATTCCAAGAGTCAAAAAGTCAAAAAAACTTGTAAAATATGCAATAATGTTTATTTCCTTAGACCTTCTCTTGCTAGGAAAAGCGTCACTTGCTCAAAAAAGTGTCAAAGCATTTGGCAATCTCAATATTTAACAGGAAAGAACGCTAATCGTTATAAAAATAAATGATTCTTAATTGGGGATGAGCAAAATGAAAAAATACATTAACCATTTGACCTTAACTATAGCCGCTTGCCAAACAACACTTGGAAACTCCGAAGATGAAGCTAAACGATTTACCGAGTATGATTTATTGGACTTTGGTGAATTTGAAGAACTTAAAGAAATAACAATAACCAATTATGATGGTGATAAGATTACCCTCCAAGCCTTTAATATGGGGCTGGAGATTGAGGATACTGAAGAGGTCGATGAAGAAGACTCAGCACTATACATAAAATAATGACTGTATTTTATTCTGACTCTGCTTGAATGCAGAGTTTTTTATTTTTGTTCACCTCTCCCCCACTCTCCGCTTTGAAAGGATGTGATTATTAGTTGAGTCAACAATTAAAAATTGTAGTTACTCCAGTTGCCGACACCTCCGCTCAATCAGTTGAACAAATTAACAAGCAGCTTAAAACACTACAATCAAAGTTAAACTCCCTTCAGCTCAAAACAAACATTAACGCTTCTGCATTAAAAACCCTCAAGGAATTTTCTTCTGCAGTTGAAACATATCAAAAAAATCTTAAGAATTACAATCAGACAGTTAAAGAAACACAAACGGTTATTAAAAACGCTGATGGGACAACCGAAAAAATCATTCAGCAGCACAAAAAGAATGGTGAAATACTTCAGCGAGAAATTAAGACGATTGATAATCGAAATCAAAAGATTCGTCAAGAAACTCAAGAAACAGCAAAATTAACCTCTGAAATTCAAAAGCTTGGCCAAGCTCAAAAGATAATTGAACGTCAAAATGCTCAAGGTGTAAAAACTGGATCAACTCAGAAAAACCGTGACGGTTTTAAGGATATTACATACAATCTCGATCAAAACGGTAACCTTAAAAACTCAACCACTGTAACAAACCTTGATCAACAAAGAAAGGCAATTGAACAGCTTAGGGCAAGCCTGCAAAGACTAAAAGAGCAAGGGCAACTGTCTGAAGTAACCCTCTCTTCTCTTGGTCGAAAAATCAATTTAGCTCAGTCCACAGAACAGATTGAAGCACTCAGAGCAAAGCTTAAGACTCTTGATGACAAGTCAGCAGCAGTTGCAAAAACTAAAGAGCTTGAAAGACAGTTAGAACTATATAGAAGACAAGCTCAGGTAAATACTCAGAACTTACAAAACAGATACGGCAGCTCATTGAGCCAGGGAAGTAATCTACAACTTCAGCAGTATTTGAGTTCAGTTAATCAATTAACTGCAAGGACACCTAATCTAAGAAATCAGATGGCTAGCCTTAATATGCAGTTTAGAGAAATGTCATCTAATATTGCAGCTACGACAAGACAAACAATGAGCTTTGGAGAGCAGCTTCAAGTGAGTTTTTCTCGCATACCTGTGTGGGCTGCAGGTATGACACTTTTTTATGCACCTCTGAGACTGCTTCAAGATCTCACTAGTCAAGTTATATCACTTGACACTCAAATGACTGGCTTACGACGTGTTATGGACTTACCTGATTATAAGTTTAACGAGCTTCTTCAAAGATCTATTGATTTAAGCGATGAGTTAGCAAACAAGACTTCAGATGTTCTTACCATAATGAACGAATTTGGGCGTATGGGTTACAAAGATGATGAGTTATTGGATCTAACCAAGACAGCTCAAATGATGGAGAATATAAGTGAACTACAACCTGAAGATACTGTTAAAGCCCTCACTTCAGCGATGGTTAACTTCGGAATACAGTCGAAAGACAGCATAAAAATCGCCGATGCGTTAAATGAGATTGATAATAATTTCCAAACAAGCACATTAGATCTCGCTCAGTCTATGAGAAAATCTGCTGCCTCCGCAAAAGTATATGGCGTAAGTATGGAACAACTACTGGGATTAAGTTTAGTCCTCCTTTATAGCAATATAAAGGTAATAAACCTCTCTAATTGCTGGGAACTCCTTATAGGACAATCAGCAGCGAAGCCTCGTTTGAGGAACGTTCAACGACTATTCCATTGGCGGTGAAATTCCGCAACAGAAGTAGGGCGCAAGCTATTGGCGTGGGTGAAAACCCCTTAAATCGAAACGGGAGGTGCCCCAAGTGGGTCATGATATAGTCTCAACTTATAGGCAACTATAAGCAGTAAAAAACGCATGTAATGTAGCGAATTACATGGAAGAAACTGATACAACAGCCATACAATCCGCCACGAAGGAAAGTGGAAATATTGTCGGTAATGCCCTCAAAACAATTTTCGCGAGAATTCAAACGAATGGCGCTGCAATTAAAAGTCTCGAAAGTGTAGGAATTGCAGTAAAAGATGTTGGTGGAGAAGCTAGACCTGTCTCCGATATACTAGAGGATCTTTCCTCCAAATGGGATAGTCTGAGTCAGGCACAGAAACAGCAAATAGGTGTAGCAACATCGGGTATGTTTCAAAATACGAGATTCCTAGGCTTGATGGAAAATTTTGGAACTGCAATTTCTGCGACATCTTCCGCTATGAACAGCCAGGGGTCTGCGATGCGCGAGCAACAGCGCTACTCAGAAAGTTTAGAAGGACGTCTTAATAGATTATCTGCTGCATGGACAAGTCTTGCTGCAAATGCAGGTGAAGCTTTCCTTTCTGATGGAATAATTGCTTTTGCTGAAACATTAAGAGACATCGTTCAAGTCGGTGGTGAAGTTATAAAAACAGTTGGATTCCTACCAAGCCTTTTTGCGTTAACAAGTACCGCCACCCTCCTTCTTAGTAAAAATGCAAGAACACTTGCAACCACATTGGTATTTGGTACTTCTGCAATGAGACAAGAAACTCTTGCAAGTATAGGGTTAACTACTGGAATGACCCGCGCAGCAGTCGCTTCTACTCTACTAAAAAATTCACTTAGAGCTTTAATGGTTTCAACTGCTGTAGGTGTGGTTTTCATTGGTATAGGACTTGCAATCGAAAAACTTGTCTCTGCTTTTTCTGATGCTAAACAAGAACAAGAAAAGCTTGCAGAGTCACAAAAGAAAAGTGTCGAAGCAATAACCACAAATAAAGAACAGACCGATCAGTTAATCCAAAAATATAAAGAGCTGCAAAAAGCAAAAGATAACGGTTCCCTTTCCCCTGACAAGGAGCAAGAATATCTACAGGTCACGCAACAATTAGCACAAACGTTCCCTAATTTGATTTCTGGCTATGACTCCCAAGGTAATGCCATCATTAAAAATAATGAAGCGTTAGAAGATGCCATAAAATACACCAAAGAATTAGCCGAATTAAACAAAAAAGACATTCAAACTGGCGCAAATAGCAACTTTAAAGAAACCCTCAGTGATATCAGTAACCTGACTGATGAAATGAAGGAGTACCAAAAAGTTGCAGACCATTATAAAAATAATGATCGGCCATTCTGGGATATCTTCGACAGCGACAGTGATTATAAAAATTTTGGGATTAAAGCTGAACAACAAGCTCTTCAAGTCAATCAGAAGTTATCTAGTTCTCAAGCTAAACTTAGAGAGCAAGTGCTGCAAACTGTTGACGCTTATAACTCCATTAAAATCAACCCTCAGTTAACCAAAGATATCAACGAAGCCTTCAATAAAATTGACTTTAGTAAGATGACTTCTGATGAATTAGAGTCGTTTTCCATTAATGTTTCAAAATACATGGATGACATTCAGAAAGCATTGGAATCAGGGAATAAAGTTGATTTCTCAAGAGCATCTCAAGCACTTCAGAATTTAATTAACCAACAAATCAAAGGTTCTGATGAAGCTGACAAACTTTCCTTATCTTATGATGACCTAAAGAATGCTATAGACTCTACAAAAAATGCTGCTGATTCTGCAAAGGTCACTTGGGATGAAAATGGTGAAGGTGTAAACGAATTAACAGGAGAAGTTGAAGATTTAAGTCAAAAGCTAAAGGATGCCAAAGGCGATCTAGAGGCAATAAAAGCTGTAATGGACGATTTGGTGGCTTCTCAACAAACAGAACAAGCTATTTCTGCCCTTCAAAATGAAGCATATGATTCTTTTGCTGACTCCATCTCCCCTCTCAATGAACTGCTTGAGAAAATGGCTGAAGGAAAAAGCATCTCAGCTGCTGAAGCAATGAAACTGGTTCAAAAAGAAAAAGACTTGGCTGGAGCTATTAGTGTTGAAAACGGCGTAGTTAAATTAAACCGAGATGCTATCATAAAACTACGTGATGCAAAACTTAAAGCATACAACGACATGCAAAAGTCAGTTAAACAGGATCTAATCAACCAGGCAAACGCAACAGTAAAGAAAATAAAGAACTATGGTTTAGAGGTCAAATCAATCCAGACTGTTGCCGATGCGCAAGCCAATCTTTCCAAAATGAGAAAACAAGTAGACACTTTGATGGAAAGTGGCAATATCCAGATGGCAATGCCAATCATTAAAGAAATAAACGAGTTGAGCGACGTCACTGGACAGTTAGAAGATCTGGATAAAATGGCTGAATTGGCCAACTCATCTTTAAATGAAGTTGGTACGTCCCTTGAGAAATATTCTGATGAACAAGAAAAAGCTAGCAAAGAAACTGAGAAATCCAAATACGTCATTGATAAATATAAAGAATCCCTTGAAAAAGTAAATGCGGAAATTGAGACATACAACAAGCAAACCAATGATTATCCTAAATGGTCACAAAAATACAGAGACGCAATCAATAAGGAAATCAAGGCATTAGAGCGTAAGAAAAAGCTGATGCAAGATCAGATTAAACTGCTGAAACAGCAAATCAAATCTGGTTATATTCCTCAAACTGGACTTGTTACCTCCTCTTCCTCTTCTGGTTCTTCATCAGGCTCATATTCTTCTGGAGGATCATATTCCGGAAAATACTCTTCTTACATTAATGCTGCGGCAAGCAAATATGGTGTTGACCCTGCCCTAATCGCGGCAATTATTAAACAAGAATCAAGCTTCAATGCCAAAGCTCGTTCTAGCGCTGGAGCAATGGGTTTAATGCAACTCATGCCTAGTACTGCAAAAAGTCTAGGTGTAAAAAATGCATATGATCCCTACCAAAACATTATGGGCGGCACAAAATATATTTCTCAGATGCTTAACAAGTTTGGCGGAAACATCGAGAAAGCTTTAGCTGCTTACAACGCGGGGCCAGGAAACGTTATTAAATATGGTGGCGTCCCTCCTTTCAAAGAAACACAAAATTACGTTAAGACTATTCTTTCTAACTACAATAAGAGCTTATCTACCGCGACATCAAAAATCGCTAATTACTATACCAGCGCGAATGGATTTAGAGTAAGCTCAAAGTTTGGCCAAAAAGAAAGTGGTCTCCGCTCCTCCCCTCACAAAGGAACCGACTTCGCAGCCAAAGCTGGAACCCCTGTAAAAGCATTGAAAGCTGGTAAAGTCATAACCGCTACCTATTCAAAAACAGCAGGTAACTGGGTTGTCATTCAACAGGATGATGGAACAGTTGCAAAATATATGCACATGCAAAACGGCCTTAAAGTTAAGAAAGGTGATGTTGTATCTGCTGGCCAAACAATAGGTAAAGTAGGAAGCACTGGACACTCAACAGGAAACCACCTCCACCTACAAATTGAGCAAAATGGCAAACCAATTGACCCAGAAAAGTATATGCAGGGTTTAAACTCAGATCTTTCTCAGTCTGAAGCTGAAAGACAACAAGCCCTTTCACAGGCAAAATCGGATTTAATCGGTTTGCAAGGTGATTTAGATGCAGTTAATGATCAAATTCAAGACCTGCAATACGAATTGGTTCAATCCAAGCTTGATGAATTTGATAAACGGAAATCTGATCTAGAAGTCAAAATTGCTAAAAATGAGTCTTTAGCCAAACGTTACCTTTCTGACAGCAAGGAATTTCGCAAATATACAAATGAGCAGAAGAAAGCTGTTGACGAGCAACGCAAAATTCAACAACAAAAAATTAACTGGATCAACAAAGAGTTAAAAACAAATAAAAAACTTAACTATGCTCAACGCGATCAACTAAGAGAAGAGCTGAAACAGGCTAAATTAGATCTCATCTCCTTGCAAGACCAAGTTAGAGAGCTACAAGGGGAACTAATTCAGTCACAGGTTGACCAGACACTCAATAATATTGAGAAATCTGTTAAGAAAACTGAATCCAAGCTTAAAGATGTTGATATCAAGATTCAAATGACTGAGGATGACAATCAAAAAGTCAAGTACTACAGTCAGCAAATAAAATTGATTCAACAGCAACAAGCTGAAGCAAAAAAGTACATTAAGCAACTTGAAGCACAGAAAAAGGCAGCTAAAGGTTTCCCTGACATCCAGAAACAAATCACAGAGGAAATTGAAAACTGGAAGGATAAACAGAAGGAATACAACCTGGAGCTTTATAACACCAAGAAGTCCATTAAAGATATCTATAAATCACTCGCAGATGAAGTCGTTTCAATTTATAAAGAAATGTACGAAAAGATGCGTGATATTGAGCTGGAAGCACATCGAAAAGCAACTCAAGATATAATCGATGAAATTGATAAAGAAGACGACGAAGCCAAGTTCCAGAAATCCCTTAAAGAAAAACAGGATGCCATTCAAGAAACAAAAGACAAGATAAGCAAACTGTCTCTCGATGATTCAGATGAGGCAAAAGCAAAACTAAAAGATTTAGATAAGCAACTCCAAGAACAACAACAAGATCTTGATGAATTTTTAAAGGATCGTGAGAATTCTAAACGTAAAGAAGCATTACAGGATCAACTTGAAAAAGATGAGAAATCAATAAACACCAAGTATGATGATCTTGTCAACGACGAAAGAGCATTTAAAAAGCTTGAGGATAAGTTGATGAATGGAAAGATTACCGATATCGCCAAGCAGCTTAACGAGTTTTCAAAGTTCATTAACAGCAACATGGAATCTATTGGTAAGAGTATCTCCAACAATCTAATTGATAAGCTTAAAGAAGCCTCCAAAGCTTTAAATGTTGTAGTCGCTGGAAATACCACAGGTAAGAAAGTTGCCTCTTTTGATGTGGGTGGCTATACAGGAACATGGGGCAGTTCAGGAAGACTTGCAATGCTCCATGAACAAGAACTTGTTTTAAATAAAGCTGATACAAGCAATGTCTTGAAAATTGTTGAGCTCACCCGAAACATTTTTGGAGATATCCAAACAAAAGCTACACTCCCTTCCCCTAATGCTGCATCTAATCAAACGACAAGTAACCAAACATTTAATTTTAACTTTAATGTAGATAAGATGACTGGCTCTAAAGATGATGCAAATAAATTCTTAGGAGAAGCATTTAACATTGTATCAGCTAGAGGGGTTAAAATTTAGAGTCGGCAAGATGTCGACTCTTTCTGTTTTTTTGAAAGGATGGTGGTATATCGTCAATGATAAGAGAGAGCCTGTACTTTATTTTCGGGAACGAAAAATCCACAGATATGGGTGTTGAAAACGTCAATACTGATGGAGGGTTAGTTGAAGAAACATTCCTAGCTACCTCATCAATTAATGAAACCTCCATCAAGGGTAATGATACACCCTTCTATGAAGGGAAAAAACGTGACCCAAAGCAATTCAATCTTAATTTTTATATAAAGGATCACTGGAATCAAAAAAGAATCGCTAACATTAAACGATGGCTGGATGTTGATACATACCAGCCTTTTTCTTTCAGTGACAACCTTGACATTGTTTATTATGCAATGCCTGTAGATGCAAATGATTTAGTTCACAATGCCAGCAAGGAAGGCTATGTAAGGCTAACTATGAGGTGCGATTCTCCTTATGCCTACAGTAGGTCGATAACTACACCGTGGCACGACGCTACAAAGGAAAACATAACACTTGAGATTAACAACAAAGGCGAATGCACCATCATTCCATCGTTTAAAATTCAAAAGATCGGTAAGGGTGATGTTAAAATTGAAAATTTAAGTTGCTTCTCCTCCCCTTCTGAATTCACCGATCTTGAAGATGGCGAAATCATAACAGTTACTGGAGAAAAAGAAATTGTAGAATCATCAATATACGGAGATGAACGTTACGATAATTTTAATGATGAATACCTTCTACTCGGCTATGGGATGAACCGCATTAGAGTTTCAGGAAGATGTAGAATTCTTTTCAATTATAGATTTAAATATCGTTAGGAGGTGCTTCTACTGCTTCAACAAGTAACGCGATCATTTAATTTAAGAAAGCCGAAACTTTCACTTGCTAAAGCTAACAAAAAGAAAATCGCAAATCTTGTCGATATCTCAAATGTAAATTTAACAATCAGGCTAGGTGAAATCAATGAGCTGTCTTTCACAGTACCCCTAAAGATTGAAATAGACAAACAATGGGTTAAGAATCCTCATCTTAAGCGCCTGAAATTACGAAGGCTCGTCAGGCTTTCTGCATACAACTTCAAAGATGAATGGTTCATTATTAAAACAAAACAAAAAACTGGCGCAGACAATGAATTATTGACATTTACGTGCATGTCACTTGGACATCAATTGAGCTATCGAAAAGTTAGAAGATATGAAGTCACTTCCTACAATATGCAACAGGTTACAAATGACTGTTTTGCAAACACAAACTGGAAAGCCGGATACATAAATCCTCTGTTCAATGAAAAATTCCGCAGTTTTGATATTACCTCTTCCACAAAGTTAGACTTCCTCTTTAAAATATGCGAGACATTCGAAGCTGTCCCTGTATTTGACACCATAGAAAAAAAAGGTTCATTTCTATACTGAAGATGAAGTATCAAATTACAAAGGGATGAGATTAAAATACGGTCAGTATTTGGATTCAATAGAAGATACTGAAGAACTTGAAGAAGTCTGTACCAGGCTTTATGTAACTGGGAAAGATGATCTCTCAATAAACGCTGCTAATCCAACTGGACAAGCTTATATAGAAGATTTTACATATTTTCTTTATCCATTTGAGCGAGATAAAGATCGCAAGGTGATAACTCACAGTTACGAAATGAGTGATGAATTATGTCATGCCATTCTCGATTTCAATGAGTTCATCGATTCTCAAACTGAAACATTCTCTTCCCTTCTCTCTCGACAAACCGAGGAAGAAAAGAAACTTTCAACACTTAACACAGAAAAGGCAATGCTTGATTTAGAATACAAAGTAATTTTAGATAAAATTGCAGTAGCAACAGAAGCGAAAGATCCAACTGTCGAGCTTATAAAAGAGCGAAAAGCTAAAGAAGTTGAAATTGAATCGAAAAAGAAGGAAATAGAAGAAAAAGAAAAACTGATTAAGGACATTCAGGATAAAATATCCCTTTTAAAGGGAAAATTGACGCTCGAAAGCCACCTTAATGATGAGCTTAAAGAAGAGTTGGCGGAATTTATAAATGAGCAAGAATGGGCTAATGACAATCTTTATGATGAAACTGACCTTTATGAAGCCGGACTTGAGGAAATGAAAAAGCGCAACACCCCTCCTGTCAATATTACAATGAGCATTGTTAATTTCTTTGGAATCATAAGTGAACATCAGAATTGGGACAGGCTATCTATCGGAGATATTGTTAGAGTACAACATGATCGCCTTGGTATTGATGTTAAAACAAAAGTAATTGAAATGACCTTTGACTTTGAGGCTAATAAGATTAATTTGACTGTGTCAAATTCAAAACGAGTTGAAACTGTTAAAGAAAAGATGGTCAAACTCGTTTATACAGTCAGTCATATAAACAACGACTATGCAATTAGAAAAATTGACTGGATGAATACCGCTGAGAATTTTAAAATCCGGAATGATCGAATTTCTACCCCAGTTGCAGCTCCTACCGTCGCATCAGACGGAACCGCAATTACTCATGAGCTGAATGATAATGGTTCAGTAGATATTATTTTAAAATGGGAATACCCAGATTCTGATGAGGATAGATACAACATTGATGGGTTTGAAGTTTATCTCTACTCCAGTGAATCACCTGATGAATATGTGTTTGGTTCTAAGATGAGCCACGAAGAAATGGTTAATGTGAAGTATGACAAGCGCTCCTATAAATTTACGGGACTTGCCTCGAATAAATACTACACTGTGGGTGTTAGAGCCTACCGCAGAGTTGATGCAGATATTGAGAGAACTGGAATCATTCTCTCTGACATTGTTCAGTCAAAACACATAACAGAAAACCCCTACCTCCCTTCTGCTATTGCAGTAGTCAATGGGCGAGTAAATGGACTAATCCAAGCTGTTTCTGAAGAAAGACCAGAAAATCCAGATGTCAACACTGTTTGGATCAATCCTAAAACTAATAAACAAGAACTTTACGATGGTGAAAAGTGGATTGAACAAACTGTATCTTCTGCAGATTCGTTAAATGGATATAGTGCTGTGATAGCATCCTCTCCTAACACGATAGCTGTTCGAGATGAAACAGGAACAATTGATGCTTCAATTACGGGAAGTGCAACTCAATTGGGCGGCTATAATGCTTCTGAATATGTCCTAAAGTCTGATCTCCCCTCTCCCCCTCAATACGTATCCGGAGAATATATTGGTGATGGAAAACCAAGTAGATCAATCAGCCTTAACTTCATTCCTACTATGGTAAAGATTTATTCCACTTCCCCCACTGATTCAACGCTAATGATACAAAGTAGTTTAGGAGGCTACTCAATACAGAATGGAGAAGCAGGGACATATCTTGAAGGAGGAGATAAAACATACGGCTCTTTGGATTTGAATTATTTTATTACGGGCTCAGACAGCAAGACTCGCGGAAACAAACTAAATGTTAAATATATTTGGGAAGCATTTAAACAAAATTAATGTGGAGGTGATCCTTTGGAAGATACTCCAAAACTTTATAACGACCCTATTCTATCCAAGAAGAGAAAAGGATCGATTGATGATCCTTACCAGCTTTACAATGAAACACAGGTGATTTATAACGGTAAGGCTCAATTAACAGAAGTCCCAAACAGAGAAATGAGAATTGAAGTCTCTGGTGACGGCAAGCTATGGAAAGAAATTGAAGATGGTGAATTACAAGACGACTACTTTAAGGTTGATTATCTTAATGGAGTTGTCTTTTTTAATGCGTCAAATGAAGGAAAATCTCTTCAATTCAAATACAGCGGTGAAGGTGCTTATTATTTCCCTGGTTCTCGTATTTGGACAAAACGTGACGGAAATGAAGTAACTGAGACATTAGATTCACTAACCGAAAGAGCTCGTAAAGCTACTGAGGAATCGGAAAAAGCTACAGAAAAATCCAAAGAGATTACTAAGTGGACAAGATCTGCAACATCAGATTATGAAAACGTGGTTGAAAACACAAGAAAAATATACCTCCCAATGGTTTACACATACAAAGATCTTTTAGATACCTATCCAAATCCTCAAATTGGCTGGACAGTCACTATCAGAGAAACAGGAATCGAGTATCGCTGGGACGGTTTTGATTGGGTCAACATTAGCATCTCTGATAAATTTGACGGCTACAACATTGTATCAAGCTATGTTGAGCCTTATAACATTAGGACTGTTTGGCTAAGAACAAATACACCACCAAGTAAAAAAAGGGTTAAACCATCAATAGATGCTCCTGAAACTGATTTGATCTGGATTAGGAAAGAGTAAAAAAGGAGGAATGTTATGTCAATCCCTGTAAACACAATGGGCTACTATGATGAAGATTCACAGAAATGGATTCCAATAGACGCCGTAGGATTAAAATCTGAAAACAATAGATATACTGCTGATGATATTAAATCTTTAGATGATATAAAGATTGACAATGATAATCACGTTTACTCATCAGCTAAAGAAAGAATTGACTCTGACTTTCTCAAAATCAATGAGAAAGTGGATCAATTGGATAAAGGCGTTGATAATAAAATAACTAATCTGGAGAAAATAATTAATGAAAGCTCCAGCTCCCTAAATAAAAAAATTTATTTTAAAAATGTTCTTAGTTATGGAGCAGATCCTACTGGGGAAAAACCTTCGGCCGGGGCTATTCAAAAAGCGCTGGATGAAATTCATAAAGAAGGCGGAGGACAACTTTTTATTCCTGGTGGCAAATATTTAATTGAAAAAAGAATGTTTGTCTATGAAAATACTCGGGTGACTATGGCTCAAAATTGTATTCTGCTCAGAGGATGGGCAGGAGGTTTTTTTTCTAACGGAACGCCGACTGATAAATTCAAAGGTTATTCAGGAAGAGGAAACATAATCATTGAAGGCGGTATTTTAGATGGGAATTATGCAAACATTGATAAGTACCCTACGAGTGCTATGGATTCCATAATCCTTGGACATGCCAAAAATATTTCAATAGACAATGTAACATTTAAAGATACGATAAGCGCCCATGCGATTGATGCTAATGGATGTGATAATCTTCGAATTACAAATAGCAAATTTACTGGTTTTATTGATCTTACTGGACAGAGAAATTATTCAGAGGCTATTCAGCTTGGAGAATTCATTGAAATAGGACTTAATCAATTTGGGGAATTCGATGGCACACCTAACACAAATGTTTATATTGCGCATAATTATTTTGGAAAATCCGATTTGTTAGGCGGTTGGGGATGTGCTATAGGGAATCATTATGCTGTTTATGATATTTTTCAAAGTAATATCACAATTTTTAATAATGTTATTGAGGACTGTGGGTTTGCTGGAGTTCGAACTTTTAAATGGAACAACGTTAAAATTACAAATAATGTGTTCATGCGCAATAAAGAGTGTGTGCGTATTTCACAAGCTGCTGGCGGAATTGAAAGCTCTAAAGATGCAGATGGTGTACAGATGAATCGACCGCAAAATGGACAAAACGTGTTAATTGAAGGAAATGATTTCTACGATTATACATCCAGTGGAGTTGTTGCGTTTGGTCAAATTTATAATAAAGAAATAGCTTGGAACGATGAAATCCGCATATCGGGCAACTATTTCAAATTAAAAGGAAAAGAGGTTGGTAAATACAATGATGAACAGGCAATAAAGCTAGTCTTTGCCAGAAACGTTTTCGTTAGCAATAATAAAATTTACGGTGGACGAAGAGGAATGTGGGTTGAAGGTTGCTTCAACACTTTTATTTCTGGCAATGGCGTATCAAATGTAGATACAGAAGCAGTATACCTTGCTAAGAGTAGAGACACCTCCTCCACTGTTACAAAGTCCTATCATGTATCAATTGATAGGAATGAGATCAACACCACTGGTCGAAACGGTGTATTTGTTCAAAAATGTGACCATTTTGATGTTAGAGATAATAATGTATTAAATAATAATAAAGAACAAAGTAGCGAAAGAGGCCGTGGAGGAATTTATGTTGAGAATGGCTACGATGGAAGAATAGAAGGAAATCGAATTAGAGGTGTTGAAAAAGAATTCGCTATTTTAGTAGAAGCTGAAGCTACCGAGGTAAATGTGGCCAACACCAAAGGAACTGGACGTATCATTGTTCTGGGTGAGTCCAATTTCAATGGCTACTACGGGACGAACAAAGATGATTACATTCGTAAAATAACTACTAAGAGTGAATCCTAACTTTAGGAGGTGGTTAAATTCTGAATAAAATTTAGATTTCATTCAAATTACATATTAGCAAAACAGAGAAAACAAGAGCATATGTGAGAACGAGAGAGATTGGTGAACAGCCAGTCTCTTTTTTAATGCTCAAAAAACAAACAGGAGTGATTTAATTTGGTTAAAGTCGTAAAAAATTTTGTGAAAGTCAATCAATACACTCGTCCAGGTCTAAAGCTTTCTGGTGTTAAAGGAATTGTAATGCACTGGACTGCAACTCCAGGAGCTACTGCGTTAAATGAGCGAAATTATTTCAATGGTACATGTATTGCTGATAAACGTTATGCTTCCGCACATTACTTTGTAGATCGAAATGAAGCACAATATATTATTCCTGAAAATGAAATGGCCTATCATGCACACGATCAAAACCGCTGCTTTGTGAGCTTCCTAAAACCGAATGCGAACCAAACATCCATTTCCGTTGAAATGTGCGTGGAGAAAAACGGCACCATTCATGATGAAACTGTGCAGAATGCTGCTGAATTGGTTGCTGATCTTTGTAAAAGATTCAAATTGTCTACAGATAAAATCGTCCGTCATTACGATGTAACAAACAAAAACTGCCCTGCTCCTTGGGTAAGTGACTCAAGCAAGCTTGCTGCATTTCGCAAAAAAGTTGATGGACTGCTCGGAAACAAAACTGTTTCAAATTCTACTGCTTCCTCTAGTAAAGGTTCTTCCTCTTCTACTGCTGCAAGTGGTTCCCTGAAATCAAAAGTTAATGGACTTCGTTTTTATGCTAAACCTTCATGGGAAGACAAAGATGTTGTAGGTACTGTAAACAAAGGTATTGGCTTCCCTACCGTTGTTGAAAAAATTAAAGTTGGCAGCGCTTATCAGTACAAAGTTAAAAACTCTAAAGGAGCAACATATTATATCACTGCTTCTGATAAATATGTCGAAGTTTCAGGAAGTGTTAAGACTGCCTCCTCCCCTTCTAAATCAACAGCATCAAAATCCAGCTCTGGATCTTCCTCAATTAAATCTGTGGGAAAAATTAAAATTGTTGGAGTATCAAATGCTGCAATTGTTATGGACAAGCCTGATCGTAACAATTCAAAGAATATCGGAACAGTTAAACTTGGCAGCAAAATTGACATTTCTGGATCAGTGAAAGGGAAAAATAACCCTAAAGGCTATTGGGAAGTCATTTACAATGGCAGACGCGGTTATGTTTCAGGTCAGTTTGGCACAAGAGTCTAATTGATCTTTAAATATCATTAAGGATATCTGCTGATCTTAGCTGATCAATGGGTATCCTCTATTTCTACTGGAGGTGAACAACGTGGGATAACGTACACCTCCTTTATTATTGATAAAGGACGGTTGAATTTGTGGCTGAAGTAAATGTAAACACACGGTTAAGTGTCTTAGAAGAAAAAATGAAAAATCATCAAGAAAAAATTACAAATTTAGAAGCAAGAACGGAAGACATGAGTCGATTAACAACTCTTATGGAACAACAAATCGAAATAAACAAAGATGCCCAAAAACAATCGCGCGAACAATTTGTCACATTGACTGAGATGAATAACAGCTTAAAAAATTTAAGCAAATCATATGAAAAACTCGACAACCGAGTGGGCATTCTGGAACAATCAGATTCCAATAGAAAAATTGATCCAGGTCAATTCGGCAAAGACCTCATGTACAAGGTTTTACCTACTGTAATCGCAACGCTAGTCGGTGCATGGCTGCTTATACATTTTGGACTTAAATAAGAAAAGGAGATTGATATTATGACTAAAATCAACTGGAAAGTAAGACTGAAAAAGAAAACGTTCCTTGTAACAATTTTCTCTGCAACACTTTTATTTGTTCAAACAATTGCTTCAGCTTTTGGATATGACATAACAGTATACAGTGCTGCACTAACTGAAAAATTCAACGCTATATTAACATTGTTGGTTGCATTAGGCGTTGTAGTTGACCCCACAACTAAAGGCATCTCTGATAGCGATCAAGCAATGGAATATGAAGAACCAAGACAATAATAGTAAAGGGTTGATTTAATGAAAACGACTGTTACATACTCCCCCTATCCATCAAACTTTTCAGAAGTGCATATTAAAACCGGAGAAGAAAAATCAATTAAGCTTAGTCTCGTTGCGTCTCCTCCTGATATCCCTCCTCAGAATGATTCAGAAGATACTGAAGAAAACGCTGTAGAGATTTCATCAGCCATATTGGCTGACCCTAGTTTAAGAATGGAAATCAATAATGGGATTTCGACTGAGGAATTGATGACATTAAACAAAGAGGATGCTAAGGTTTTAGTGCAGGTACTCAGAGACTTTCTTAAACAAATGTAA